CCGAGTACGAGCGCACCGTTTCAGTATTCCACTATCTGAGCGAATTAGAATTAGATCACGTGTGCGATAAGTTCAATGAACTCAACACGAACTGCCTAGAATGGGGTGGCGATATATCGTGGGGAGTATGTCAAGAAGCTGCTGACTTCTTAGAACTAATCAATATGGAAAGTACACACCAATTTAATACATACAATGGAGATAGCGACCTATCCCAAGTGTTGCAGGGATCATGGCTAGAGATGGATGGTGAGCCGTACCTACTCTTACAAATACACGGTGGGTGTGATGTGCGTGGAGGTTATACCGATGCTAAACTATTCAAACCAAGTGATGATTGGATAATACACCCGTACTTACAAGAGTATGTTGATAGCGATGAAATTGAGGAAGAATACGAATTATACTATAAATAAAACCAATAAATAATACATCATGAGTAAACGAAAAACACAGACAGGAGTTGCGTCATTCACGATGAATGACTTAGCAGAATTAGTAACAATAGTCAACGCAGAAGACTGGCTAACAAAACCAATTCACAATGACAAAACAAGAACGAATAGAACACATAAGCAACGCACTAAATGAATCGGGTGCATACAAGAAGCTTGAATACTTCCTTGTATATGAAGATGAAACTAATGACTTCTTGCTTACAGACATGGACAATTTTGCATACGACCTCGAAGAATTTATAGAGGGGTGGGCAAGTAATAAATAAAAACAAAATGAAACCATTAAATAGAAAACAATTACTAGACCTAGTAGATGAGGTGACATCTAAGTTAGACAGCTTAGGGTTTGAGTTTCGTAATGCAGAAGGTTACGATTCAGAAGAAAAACTAACTATAAAAGCCTTTGATTTACTTGATAAAGTAGGTAGGAGATTAGAATTATATGGACAAAAAAACAACAAATATGGAATCTACAAACAATAAACTAATAGCAGAATTTATGAAGTTACCTACAGAGGTATTCAACAGTGGTATTATGAACTACCACCACGATGGTGCTTGGTATGAAGAACACGAACTATCTTACAATGTATCTTGGGATTGGTTGATGCCCGTAGTAGAGAAATGTCTAACGACAGGAGACAGGCAACACTTCGTTATCAACGATGCACTACTAACGTGTAACATTGAGGAGGTATACAAGGCGGTAGTAGAATTTATTAAACAATACAACGATGAAAGATAATAAACTAATAGCAGAATTTATGGGTGAGCCATATTACTATGCTGATGAAGAAAGATATTACTACGCTGACGATGAAGGTATGGAGTTCCACACCTCGTGGGATTGGTTGATGCCTGTACTTAAGAAGATTTATTTTAAACTAAATCCAGAGACCTATGGTGCTTGGAGAATGATTAGCAGACCTACAGAGTACAACATAGAAGAGGTGTACGCTCAAGCAGTACGATTTATTAAACAATACAACGATGAAAAAAGAAGTTGATTTTGAATTAGATATTGGTGTAGAAGCTACACTGGTTTACTATGTAGTAGATTACCCTGAAGGTCGTAGTGTTGATCTTGATTGGCTGTACTACAGAAGTGGTAAAGAAAAACACTCGATGTCATTTCTGCTAGATGATAATAACTTCCGCAGTTATATGCAGGAGCTAGCCGAAGATGACTTCGAAAATTATTAACAATGGTTGCAATTAAAGTTTGTAACACATATATTTGTCAACGCTATGGGAAAAATGAAAGAAGTATTTATCAAGGATATTGAAGATTTTGGAGAGCATCGTGAACACATTGACGATGAGTACCAATACAGAAAGTATCTACAGAAAAAAGCTATGAAAGAATTTAAAAAAACTATAAATAAAATGTCATGATAGTAGAGGAAGTAACAAGAATAACTGGTGCTACTGGTGACGAAGCATTACGCTTAGCTATAGCATATTTAGCTAAGCACAAGGACATGAGCTATTCAGCCATATCCGAAGCTGTTAATGTACATAAAGATCCTTTGTTTCTGCATTGGATAGAAGCAGACAAGTCTATGGATTACATACCAGCATTTAGAACACGATATCAACTATTAATTCAAACCCTTTAAATTTAAAACTATGGGATCATTAATCAAAGGTTCAATTAATTTGAACAAACTGCCGAAAGAAAAACTTATCAAAGGCAAAAACGGAACGTATTATGACTTCACTATTTCAGTGAACGATGAGACGGGACAATTCGGTGATAACTGCAGCATCTTCTGCTCACAAACAAAAGAAGAGCGTGAAGCAAAGACGCCTAAAAATTATGTAGGTAATGCAAAAGTTATCTGGACTGACGGAACTATCACTACTGCCGAAAGGCAAGAAGAGGTAGAAACAGAAGCAGAAACTGCTGACTTACCATTCTAATTTATGCGGCCTTGTGCCGCACACCTCCTGCTACCCACTGGGATGGGCTCGTATTTAATTGGTTTTCCGAGAGTGTAGGTTCGAATCCTACGCAGGAGTCTAATTTTTAATTTAATATAATAAATCATGGTAGAAAAACTAAGTCTTATTCAAGGCAACCTTAAGGCTCCGAAGGGGCAAATGAACAAGTTCGGTGGATACAAATACAGATCTGCTGAGGACATTTTAGAATCTGTAAAACCTTTACTATCAGAACATGGTTTGATCCTAACATTGTCAGACGAAATGGTAATGGTTGGTGACAGAGTATACGTCAAGGCTACAGCTAGGCTTACTGACGGTCAGTCTGAGGTTCAAACGACAGCTTTTGCTAGAGAAGAAGAAAGTAAAAAAGGTATGGACGGTAGTCAGGTAACAGGAGCATCGTCTAGTTATGCAAGAAAGTATGCACTTAACGGACTGTTCTGTATTGATGATACAAAAGACAGTGACGCTACAAACACAGGCGCTGGTACTCCAGCTAAAAAGAAAGCTCCTGCAAAAAGCATTTACGAAAAGAGCTTAGCTCACATAAACAACTCTAAAGACAAGGCATCTGCAGTAAAGCTTATACTAGGCAAGTATGAATCTGAGCTTACAAAAGATCAAGTTAAAAAGTTAAAGGCGTTAGGAAATCTTGCTGAAGTAATTAAGTGATGGATATTACAAAATTTAAAACTCATGAAACTAGAGAATATGGTGTGTTTAAGTTTCTTGATACAAATAGAGAGTGTAATCAGAGAATACTCAATAAATTAACTGATAGTATTAAAGAAATAGGAGTGCAAATTCCTATAATCGTCAATGAAGATAAGTACATTGTTGATGGTCAGCATAGGTTTTGGGCTTTGAGAAAACTAAAATATGTAGTCCCATATATCGTAAGTAAAGCTTGGAAAAATGATGAGCATACAATAGCTATAAATAACACTTCCTCTAAATGGACAGCTATGGATTATGCAAACTACGCTGCTGAAAGCGGAAATATTGATGTTCAACAAGCAGTAAAAATTTCAAAGCAATGGAGAAAAGAATCCAAAAATAAATTAAGTTTAATTACTGGTTTAGAAATACTTATGGAGAGCAGGACTCACAACCGTTTAAGATCAAGGTTGAAAGACATGACATATAAAATGAATGAAAAATCAGGTACAGAAATTTTCGATACGCTTATAGCTATGAATGAACATCCAATGAAAGCAAATCCTTTTCAACAATCAATAGCTAGATCTATAAAAGTATTGCACTTTGACAACCAAGGATTAAATGTTGACGCAATTAATTTAATGTGTCAAAAGAACTACATACAGACTTACAGTAAATCAAACGATCAGTTAGAATATTTTACTGACATTTATTCTGATGCTCTAGCAAAGATTAAAAAAAATAAGTAATGGATTTAGCACTTAAGTTATCAGAGAAATATGGGAAGGGATACCTCTCTTACTCGTCGATAAAATACGCATTAAAAGACATGCAGTTGTTTGAGATGAAGATGAAGGATCAACTCAAGATAGAAAGTCCAGCCCTTGCTTTTGGTAAGCTATACGACTGTCTGCTCCTCACTCCTGAGTCGTTTAGCGATCAGTTCGTGGTCGCAGACGATACAGCTATCTGTTTAGAGATAGGTGGTAAGGCTCCGCAAAGGACCAAAGCTTACTCAGAATGGAAAGATTCTTTAGCCGAGCCAGGGAAACAAATAGTTTCTGTTGAAGACAAGGTGAAGGCTGAGGAAATGATACGGAGATTACAAGAGACTGGAGTCCACGAAATATCACTACAGGGCGATGCTCAATATGAGTTTAACGACTTTATTGGGGACGTCCCTGTACGTGGATTCCTAGACATTTTAAATCAGGAATACATAGCTGACTCAAAGACCACGCAGAAGTTAGATAAGTTTAAGTGGGCTGTGCGAGACTTCGGTTACGATATACAGGCATACATCTATACAGAAGTTTTAGGGATAAAAGATTTTAGGTGGGTAGCACAAGAAAAGGCATACCCATATGCAGTAGGATTGTACTTCGCTTCTGATCAAACGCTAGAGTATGGGAAGCAGAAGTTTGATACTGCTGTAGCTAGGATACGTGAACACTTAGATAGTGGAGTTAAAGCAACGACATACTACGAAACATCATACATATGAGCACGGAAAGTAAAATTAAGTCCAAGCTTAAAAGCCTACATGATTTATTGATAGAAAAAAATAGAAACTATGGAGACAGCGCTTTAATACCTGCCAATATATTTTCTAAACTTACATCTGTGGAGGCGATAAAAATACGCATTGACGATAAACTTAAAAGAATAGAGAATAGAGGTATCAATGATGACACAGAAGATTCTATTATGGATCTCGCTGGTTATTTAGTACTGCTAATGATAGCAAGAGATAATGAGAAAGTTAAGTAAAATACGCAAGCCAAAACATAAAGGATATTCTTTTGAAGCTGTTGAGCAATTGAAGAAAGAGTATGTGGATCTAGTTTTTCCTGCAGATATGCAAAAAGATATAGCTACACGTAAGCATGAGTCTGTGTTTTTGCGTTATGCTTTTATCAATGCTTTTAAAACATACTGTCATCACAATGTTCTGGCGCAGACATGGGATATGGCTAGAACAACAATGTACCATGTGTTTGATAAACATGAAGACAATCTAAAGGCACATCCTTTATACAGGGTGTGTTACCAAACAGCATTAAGTCTTAAAGAAAAGAACGACTCTCAAAATGCTGACGATATATCGTGATCTATACAGCAAAGACTCTCCTAACTATATTTCTTTAGAGCAATGCTTAGAAAGAATAAAGTCTGGTAAGCAGAAAGATGCTATAGAAAAAATAAGAGGGGGAGACAAATCTTTAAAGTCAAAGCTGCCTGTTGTTTTATTTAGTGGGAAGTTCAATGAACGCAAGGACTCTTCGCTGATAAAACACAGTGGCTACATTGTCCTGGACTTCGATCACATTGATGTAGACAACAGCAAAGCTGTGCTTGCTCTAGATCCTTTTGTCAAAGCCTGCTGGGTTAGCCCTTCTGGTGACGGGTTAAAAGCTGTTGTAAAGGTCACAAACTCAGAGAATCATAGAGATCATTTCAGAGCTCTTGTACAATACTTTGATAGTAAATACAATCTAGAGGTTGATAGCACAGGTATCAATGAGAGTAGGGCATGCTTTGAAAGCTATGATCCCGACGCTGTTATCAAGATAGAGTCAGAGCCTTTTGGGAAGATGCTTTTTGAAGATATCCCTAAGACTCAGGTAGCTGAGGTAAAGGAAATATCTACAGACTACACCAAGCTACACCTTGCAGCCAGGATGATACGCAACGCTCCTGATGGAGAAAAGCACAACGTACTCCTAAAAGCTTCTATACTTATGGGTGGATATATATCTGTGGGTAGGGTAGATGAGCTTGAAGCGTATCGTGTTTTAGAACGTGAAATAGAGCTTCGTGAAGTTGACGATATGTACGTCGCTAGGAATACTATTCGTGACGGCATAGAGCGTGGTAAGATGGCTCCTATACATGAAACGATAGAGGCAGAAGAGGAAGCGCAAAGGGAGTTACTACTATCAGACGGCGATATGTCGTTTATGAGTTCGGATGTAGAGGATTTAGACTGGATTATTAGATACAAAAACGGAGAGATAGAGAAAGGGTGTGGTACAGGTAATGTTCTATTTGATAAAAACTTTATTTACAAAAAAGAGTTTGTTATGATCTCAGGTCATAGCTCTGTAGGTAAAACTACCTTTATGCTGTACATGATGGTTACGATTGCAGTAAATCATGAGTGGGTGTGGGTTATTTATTCCTCTGAAAACAAAACTGCTAACGTCAAAATCAAACTTATGCAGTTTGCTTGTGGTAAGTCTCTAGACGAAATGACTGAAGGTGAGGTAAGGTATATGATGAAGTGGGTGTCAAAGCATTTTATCTTGATAGACAACACAAAGATGCTCAGCTATGCAGACTTACTTGTTTACACTGAAAAGATAACTAGGCATAGAAAGATAGATGGATTGCTTATAGATCCATACAACTCCCTCAAGGTTGCCCTCACATCAAACAAGTCAGGATCAGCTTTTGAGTACCACTACGAAGCTGCTGGTGCGTTCCTTACATTCTGTAACAGACTAGATATAGCTGTATGGGTGAATGCACACTCGATAACCTCGGCTCAAAGGCAAAAAGGTGACGACGGGCAACCTGTTGCACCTCTAGCTCCTGACACAGAGTACGGAGGTATGTGGGTTAACAGAGCTGATTGCTTCTTAACAATACACAGAAAGATACATCATCCAGACGTAGAGAAGCGTAGTAGGACAGAGTTCCATGTGCGCAAAGTGAGAGAGCAAGAAACTGGTGGTGAGCCAACAGCGATAGATGATCCATTCTACTTTGACTTTAATGCAAATCACGCAGGATTTACTATGACAGGTCCCTTTTCATCACTCTATCAACATATTAACATAGAAGATGTTGATAAACAGCTAGAGTTTGAACATTTTTAACATTTTTTTGTTTATATATTCCCATACGTGGGAAAAAAAGTAAAGAATAGATCTAAGGCAAAGGGCCATAGAAGAGCAGGAAGCAAACTTAAAAGTGCTCTTGAGGCATACTGTTATGACAGACTCAAGGATGCTAAACTAAAGTTTGGGTATGAGACAGATGTCTTTT